TGCTTGGCTTCCCGGTCGAGACGAGCCAGGTGTACCCCGACTTCGATTCGGTCGGCGCCGGCGACCCCTTCATCAGCTTCGGCGACCACCGGACGATGCTGATGGGCCAGCGGCGCGGCGTGACCGCTTCGCAAAGCCGCGAGGCGGTGATCCAAGACTCGAATGGCAACATCGTCTACAACGCCTACCAAGCCGACGGCGCGCTCCTCCGGATCACCGAGCGGATCGGCTTCGCGGCCCCGAGCGCCGTGCAGCCGAACCTCGTGACCATCAACACCGCCGCCTCCTGATGCGGCCGGCGCACCCACTCCCTCGCTCTTCCTGACTGCTCTCTCTTTCTGCTATGGCTTCTTCTTCGCACCACCTCATGCTACGCGGCGGCGTCACGACCGGCAAAACCGGCTCGGGCGACGACTCGGAGCGTTACCGATTCGACCGCTTCGACATTATCGAAGGGCCGAAGACGGAGTTTGACCACCTTCCCGACGGCGACGTCGAGACCTTTCCCTCGGAGGAAAAGGCCGAGGAGGCAAAAAAAGAACGCGTCGAGGGAAACGGGTAGCGCCTGGCGGGCGCTCCGGCGCCCCGGCTCCCCACGACCTCGCGCCCGGCCTGGTGGCCAATGCCACGCATTCAGATAACACGTTCGGCAGCGATGAGCCTTAGCCGCTCACTTACAGGAAGGCGGGCCGCGCGCCGCTCGGGCGAGCAGGCGCCAGCGGGGCTGCTCGGGCGTGAGCTCGCGGAGGGGCCGGCAGCGCGCGCCGTCTCCCTCCAAGAGGCGAAAGCGTTTCTGCGAGTAGACCATCTCCAGGACGATGCGCTGATCCGGCAGCTTCTTCAAAGCGCCGAGGAGCGCGTCGAGAGCTTGTGCGCGCTCGCGCTCGTTGAGCAAGAGGTCGTCGCGCGCTTTGCGGGGCCGGGTCACTACGCAGACCTGCCCCGCGGCCCGGCCTCGGGCGTGCTAAAGGCCACGCTTTCCCGCGCCGGCAGGGGCGGAGAGCGCGACGTGACGGCGTCCGTCCTGCTCCGCAAGGGGCGCCGCCCGCGCGTCTTTCGGCAAGGGCAGATGCTCCTGCTCGGCGGCGCGGAGCTGGCGGTCCGCTACCGGGCCGGCTTCGCGGTCGGGAGCGACCTCTCCGACAAGGAGCGGCGCGAGGCGGTGCCGGCGGCGATTGGGCACGCGATCCGCCTTGCCGTGGCCGACGCCTACGACCACCGCTCCAGCATCGCGGTCGGCACGGTCGCGGCGGAGCTGCCGCAGAGCGCGCGCTCAGTTCTTTCGGGCGCCGGCTTTCTTTCTCACAACGTGTAGCGTCCTCACTCATGCCTGATACAGTCAAGTACATCATGGGCTATCGCGGCACGCATCGCGGCGACGTGACCGGCGTACCTCATCGCTTCCGAGAAGGCGAAGAGGTGCAGGCGCCAGAAGGAGAGTTCCGCAGCTTGCCCAGCAGCTTCTACGAGACCCGCCCGATGGAAGCGGAAGCCGGTGAGGCAACGCCGACGCCGGTCGACGGGCCGTACTCGCTGGGCGAACACCTCGGCGGCGGGTGGTACTCGGTGCGTCGTGATGGGGAAGTCGTCAGGGTAGATAATGGCGAGCCGGTCACGTTCGGCCAGGGTAAGGATGAGGCCGTGCGCACGATCAATGATCTCAACAGAGAGGAAAAAGAATGACCCTTGGCGCCCTTGACGAGCAAATCCGCCTTCAGCGGGAGGAAACGACCGCTGTCGGCGGCGGCGCCACGACGTCTGACTGGGCCAATGTGGCCACCGTGTGGGCGAGCGTTGAGGAGCTAAAAGGGCGCGAGTACCGCCAAGCTCGGCAGACGCAGGCCGCCGAGACGCACCGCGTGACCGTGCGCCGGCCCCTGCCGGGCGGCATCACGCCAACCACGAATGACCGACTTGAGACGAGCACAGGCCAGGTCCTGCGCATTACGCGCGTGAAGGGCCGGAAGCGCGACCGACACTACGAAATCATGTGCAAAGGTGAAGCGAAATGAGCACAGTAGACATGCAACTTGAAGGGGTCGAGGAGGCGATGGGGAAGGCGCGCGTGTGGCTCAACGGCACGAAAAGCGACGTTGAGCAGGCGCTGGCGGTGACGGCCATGAACGTCTCGCGCAAGGCGAAACGCAACGCCCCAGTGGACACCGGGCGTCTCCGCTCGTCGATCAGTGTGGAGCGCACCGGAGCGCTCTCGCGGGCGGTCCACGTCGGAGACGCTGCCAATGTGCGCTACGCGCAGTTTCAGGAGTTCGGCACGGGACAGCGCGGGCGAGCCTCCGCCATCGAGCCGCCCGCCGGCTACGAGTACGGCACGCAGCGCGGCATTCCCGCGCAGCCGTTTTTGACGCCCGCTTGGCAGAGCGAGAAGCTCGACCACATCCGCCGCGTCCGTAAAGCTCTCGGTGACTGACATGAGCCAGCAGGTACCATTCTGGCCGGTGCGCGTCGCTCTCTTCAAGCGGCTCGAGACCGACGAGGCCACCAGCGGCCACGCGCTCCGCTCCGACGGGACGCGGGCGGCGTACCCGTTCCTCGCGCTCGGGCCGATGACCTACGCCGACGAGGCCACTGACACGACCCCTGCCGGCGAGGTCCTCGTGCAGATCGACGCGTGGGCAAATGTCGAGGACGCCGGCGGGCGCGACGTGAATGTGATGGCCTCCGACGCGGTGGAGGCAGTGAGCCGGTCTGCGCTCGTCTTGGAGGACTACCCGGAGGGCGGCGACCAGACCGAGACGGAATACCTCGGGCTCGAGACGGCCCTCATGCAGGAAGACTACGACAGCGCCCGCGAGGTGGCGCTCTACCACGCGGTCCTGCGCGCAAGGCTGCACGTCATCCAGGGCGGGGTGGACCTCTCCGGCTACGCGCCGCCCCCGTCGTGACGGGGCCGCATTCGACTTTTTCACTCACAGCAACACCCCTCTCATCATGGCTACCGGCCAAAAAGGACAGGACCTCATTCTCTCGATCACGCCTACCGGCGGGGGCTCGAAAACCCCGGTCGGCTACATGCAGTCGAAGGAGCTCTCGCGCTCTGCCGACACGACGGACACCAGCAACGACGACGAGCCGGACTGGGCCACGAGCTTGCTTACGCAGCGCTCGTGGGGCATCAACGGCTCGGCGCTCTACGTCTACGACGATCCGGGGCAGGAAGCCGTCGAGGAGGCCTACGAGACCGACGAGCCGGCGAACTTCCATCTCGAACCGCGCAACCCCGACGGCAACGACTACAAGTTCGAGGGGCGAGGCCACCTTACCGACGCTTCCATCAGTGCCGAGACGAACGAGGCGATCGAGTACAGCCTCGAAGTCGAAGGCACCGGCCCGGTCACGCGCACGCAGACTACCGCGTAGACTCTCCCCGCTCTTTGGCTGGGAGGAGCGCTGCTTGCTTTTCTCATCAGGACTGACCAAAAACTGCTATGAAAGCCCCTGTCAAGCGATTTCACGTCGGCGGGCGCCCGCGTCCTCTTCGCTTTTCGTACAACGCGATCGCGGAGTTCGAAGACCGGACAGGTCGCTCGATCATCGCGGGCGGAGACGAAGACATCCAGCTCGGGATGCACGGGATGCGCGCGCTCCTGTACTGCGGCCTCGAAGATGGGGCGCGCAAGGAAGGCGACGCCTTCACGGGCGAAGGCGGCCAGCAGCGCGCCACGATCTGGGACGCCGGCGAGTGGCTGATGGAGATGAGCGACGAGCAGAAAGAGCAGGTGTTCGAGTTCTTCGAGACCTCCGCGCAGGGGCTCGGCGACGAAGAGAGCCCTGCGGCGGCGGCTGCTGACCGTGAGGACGGTAGCGCAAGCCCTACGCAGGCGGGGGAGGCAGCGTAGAGGCCTCGTGGGCCGGCCTCCTCCGCACTGCCGCGCGCATCGGAGTCAGCGAGGATGAGTTCTGGGACATGCTGCCGCGCGAGTTCGCTGCGCGCGTAAGAGCGCACGAGGAGCGCGAGCGCGCCAAGTGGGAGCGCCAGCTCCTCGTCGTCAACACGATCCGCGGAGCCTTGTCCGAAGACGCCGACCTCCTTACGTACGAGGACCTGCTCGGCGGCGGGTACGAGCCGCCTACCGCCGCGGAGTGGGAGAGAGACCGGCAACGCATTTTAGAGCGAGACGGCCAGAAAGATGGCGACGATTAGCGGACTTACTTTGCAGATCGGGGCGGACATGACGGCCGCCAGCAGAGCCCTCGCGCGGCTCGAGGAAAAAGCCGAAAGCGCGAAGCGCGGCATCGATCGCCTGAACAAAAGCATCGTCGGCACGACGGCGGCGGCCACGGGGCTCGCCACCGCGGCGGCGGGCATCGGGGCGGCCACGGCCGCGGCGGCGGCAGGCGCGGCGGGCGGCTTTGCGACCATCGGCGTGATCGCGTCGGCCACGAAGACGGACGTGCAAAACACGTTCAAAGGGCTCGGGCAAGAGATCGCGAGGACGTTTCAGGGCATCAGCGGCCCCATCGACGAGGCCCTCACGCACGTGGCCCGCGTGGCCTCTGGCACGCTCGGGGCGCTGGAGGGGCAGTTTGCGCAAGCCTTCCAAACGGTCGCGCCCTACGTCAAGACGGCGGCGGACACGCTCTCCCGCTTCGCGCAGACGGTCATGCCGGCGGCGGTGCGCATCACGAAGGCGGCCGCGCCGGTGGTAAGCGCGGTCGCGCGCGGCTTCGACGCGCTCTCTCAGGGGCTGGCCGGCTTCCTTGACGGGCTCGGGCAGGGCATGTCTGGCGCGGCCACGACTATTGAGGCGCTCTTTGGCGCGCTGGGGCGGCTCCTGCCCGTCTTGGGCGACGTGATGGGCTCGATCTCGCAGGCAGCCGAGACGCTGGGGCCGGCCTTCGCGGATGCGTTTACGGAGCTGACGACCGTGGTGCTGCGCTTTCTTGAGGCCGCCATCGTGCCGCTGGCCCCGCACATCGCTACCGTCGTGGAGGGCTTCGCGTCGTTCATGCGGGCAATCCGCCAGAGCGTCGGGCCGGTCGCCGCCTTTACGTCCGTCGCGCTGCCGCTGGCGGGCCTCTTCGCGGGCATGACGTCAGCGATCTCTCCCGTGACGCTCGCGGCGACGGCGCTCGGCGCCGCGGCTGTGACGCTGCACAACAACTGGTCGGAGGTAACGAGCTACCTCAAGGAAAACTTTCCGCAGGCGTTCGCGGCGGCGCGCTCGGCGCTCAGCGCAACGCTTGAGGCGGCGCGCGAAATCTTCGGGAAGCTCGCCGGCGTGGCGCGGCCCGTGATGGAGGAGCTCGCCGAGACGGTGCAGACGTGGCTGGGGTGGATCTCGTCGGCGTGGTCGGCGTGGGGCGAGCAGATCACGGGGGCCGTCTCGGATTACTTCGGGCAGGTGGTCCGGCAGATTAAGACGTACATCAGCATCGCTGGCAGCGCCATCGAGGTGCTTCTGAACGTGCTCACCGGCGACTGGGCGCAGGCGTGGGAAGACGCGAAGTCAGCGGCGTGGGGCGCTCTGCGCCTCATCGTCAACACCGCGGTCACGGCCGTGCGCCGCGTCTTGCAGGCGATGCAGTCGCTCGCCCAGTATGTGCCGGGGGTCGGCGACCAGATGGCGGGCGGCCTGGGAACGGCCATTGAGCGGCTCAAGGACCTGCGCATCGAGGCGGAAAAGACGCAGGAAGCGGTGTCGGGCATGAGTTTCTCGCTCCCTGGCTTCAGCGGCGCGATGGGCGGGGGAGGTGGCTCAGCGGTCGCGGCGTCTGCTGACGTGGCCGCCTCGAAGGTCGAGCAGCTCCGCAACAGCATCCGACAGACCGTTTCGGAGGCGGACGCTCTCGCCAAGAGGGTCCCGGAAAGCCTCAGCGCCGTCGAGCGGAGCGCCCGGTCTGCCGAAGAAGCGATTCAGTCAATGACGGAAACTTTCGACAATGTTGAAGTGCCCGAGCCCTTGAAAGAGTGGGCGGACATTCTCGACACGACGACGGAGAAGTTGCGCGGGCTCTCGCAAGAGGTGCGAGAGAAACTGAAGGAAATCGCTGACAAATCTATACCTGCGGCCAAACAGGCACTGGAGTCATTCTACGAAATCATGAGCACCATAGAAGGGCTCCCTCGGAAGCTGCTGCGGCAAACGGCCACGGGGATCGGCAAGACGCTGGGCGGTATGATGGCCCGCGCTTTCGGCGCCATGACGAAGCAGCAGGAGCGCCTCAAAAGGCGCATCCGGTCTACCCAGAAGCAGCTTACGGAGGCGCTTTCGGAAGGGGCCTCCCAGCAGGTTGCTCGCCTCAGAGACAAGCTGAGTCAGCTGCGCGACTCCTTTCAGCGGTCGAAGTTCACGCTCGCCGACATTGGGCAGCAGCTCATTCAGACGATCGCGGGGGCTCTGCAAAAGATCGGCGGTCTGCTGATCACTGCCGGGACGGCTTTTGCCTCAATGGGTGGGCCGGGCGGCTTGATCATGTCGGTCATCGCCAACCCGCTTGCAGCTGTTGCAGCGGGAGCCGCACTGACCGCGCTCAGCAAGGGGCTGAGCATGGCCGTCTCCAGCGCGCCGGCTCCGGTGGGCAGTGGGGGGCGGGGAAGAGGCGGCGCCGGCGGAGGCCGCGTGAGCTACAACACCCCATCTGCGGCCGGCTCTTCCGCCGCGAGCGCAATGGGAGGGCTCAAAACCGAGATGAGCCAGATGCGCGCCGAACAACGGAAGACCAACGAGCGCCTCGCGCGAAACCAGGCGGAAACCAACGAGCGCCTCGCCTCCGTCGAGTCGGCCACGCGCTCCTCGAAGAACGTCTCCGAGTCGGAGGTGCGCCGGCAGAAGTACCGTGCCGAGCGCGCCCAACGCCGAACCAACCCGCGCACGTAATGCGAAAGGCAACGCTCCGTATTAACAAAGGCCCGCTCGGGGAAGGGGCGTGGACGTACCCCGACGCGCGGTTCAGTGAGGCGCAGCTCGAGTCAAGCGGCAACCTTACTGGCGACGGCACCATTGAGATCGGCCACGTAGACGTGACGCTGCTCTCGGAGTCAGTGATGGGTGTCGCTTCGGTACTAGACTTACCCGGTGAGGCAGACGGAGACCCTTACCGCCCGCGTTGCTCTCTTGCGCTGGGGGACGAGACGATCTTTGAGGGCACCGTCTCGAAGAGTGCGGTGTCGAGCTCGCCCGCAGTCGGAAAAGAGAAAGAGCGCGTGTGGGAGCTCCGTCTCGAAGCGACGGCTCTGTCGGATGTGATGAACTACTTGGAAGCTCAGCACATCGCGGCGCCGTCCCTCCTCAGCGTCTACGATCAGATCGGGCTCTGGATCGAGGCAAATACGGCGTGGCCCGGACACCCCGACTCGACGGACAGCTCCAACGGCAGCGCGCAGATACGCTGGTACAAGCTGCCGGACTTGTGGCGCACCGTCATAGGCGAGGCTCCCGAGATCAGCTACGTGCCGGCGACGCCTGGCAACCCGGCGCGGATCACGCTCTTTGAGCACCCGCGCGCGCAGGGGGAGGCTACGACCCCAGCGGTCATGTCACTCCAAGCCGCCGAGACTGACGACAGCGGAAACGTCACCCTTCCGCACAGCCTGCCGGACTGGACGGGAAAAGACCTACTCGAAACGATCCAAAGCATTACCGGGCTTCGTCTCGAAGCCGAGTACGACCCCTTCCCATCCGCCTGGATCCGCGTGACCGAAATTGAAGGGACGTGGACTCCGGCAGCGACTACTCTGCCCTCTCTACATGGGCGCGAGGGCTCCTCGCCCTACGACCTGACGACCGAGGAGCCTTCCGAGGCTGACTTCGCGCTTTGGTACGAAGGCGGCGGCGCGGGGCCTGAGACCTACGTAGCGACCGACATCAAGCCCTTCGACGGGAACGACGAGCCGCGCAACGATGGCACGCGCGAGATCCCGCTTCGCCCGCCAGAGTTTCCCGACCCGACCGAGGAGCAGAGCGAAAAATACTACACCGACTCCTCGGAACTGATTTACGTCGGGTCTGGCACCACCGTCAACGACTCCGACGCGTTTATCGCCGCGCAGCAAGAGGGCGACTTGATTGCTTACCGCGCGCAGGACGGCAGCCCACCCGACGTTTACAACGAGGTTTGGCTCAATGAGCACTTCCAGCGCCACCCGCTCGCGTCCGCGCCTTTGCATAAGGCGAGCGGCACGTTCGACCGGAAGGGGTTGCTGCTCAGGATCGGCGTCTTAGGCGACGGCTTCGAGCTGGAAGGAGAGCAGTGGATGGTTCGCTCGATCCAACGGAAGGAGGAGGGGAGCAAAAGCGCCGACATTGAAGGCGTCCGTCCCACTGCCGAATACGACCCAGACCCGCCTACGCCGGAGCTTTTCGGCGAGCCGCGTAACCCGACACTTACAGCCATCGAAGGCAGGTACGGCGCGGAGCTAAAGCTCGTCTGGGACGCGCCGGACGAAACGCGCCTCCAACCGGAGAATTACGACTTCGAGATCTACGACGACGAGGGCAATCTCGCCTACAGTGGTACTAAAAGCCAGAGGGTCGTCAAGCGCGCCGCGCAGCAAGCCGGGCGGGAAGTGTTCGTCGGTTACTACGCACGCGTTCGCGCCAACTACAGCATCGCCAGCGGCTGGACTTCCTCTTGGGTTGACTCGAACACCGTACAGTAATGCTTACAGGTCCTCCACGTATCAACGGCGTCCTGCTTCCGCAGCCCCAGTACGGGGGCCAAGGGGAGGGGCGTATGACGTGGGAAGCCGACCACCTGTATTTCGAGGGGCGCCAAGGCAAGCAGATCCGCCAAGAGCGCTACTACGGGCAGCTGACGCTCGGCTGGAACGCTCTGGCCGAGCAAGAATTGCTCGACATTCTCCAGGCGTTCGACCCGTCGGCTCCCGCTCGCATCGTGCCGTCTACGGTGCAGCCGACGCTCGACCTCGTTCCCAGAGGCGCTGCGCCGGAGTACATGTGCGAGTGCACTTCCAAAGTTCCAGTCGCTGGCGCCGGTGACGTGCCCGGGGGTCGCCACAGCCTCACGCTCTCGTTTAGGACGCTCAGCTGGCTGCCGGAGCGCCCCGAGCCGGGTGCCACGCAACGCTCGGCCTTGGAGTGGCTTATCGCCCAAGAGCGCATCATCGACCGCTCGACCGGCGAAACGCCCGTCACACTGGACGACCCAGAGAAGGCCGACTACCGGCTTTCTGTCACGGAAAGCAGCGAAACCGTCGCGGGCACGGTAGACGTCCCTGACTCCTTTAAGCTGACCGAGCTTACTCCGCTGCGCATCACCGACCCGCTTCCTCCGCTTCCGTCTGGCTACGAGGGCATTGTGCGCGGGCGGCTTACGGATGGTACGGGCTTGGACTTCAGCAGCGAAGGCTACGCCACGCCGCTGGAAGTGACTTCCCCGCTGCCGGTGCAAGAAAACTACGACGGGCGCGTGGAAGGTAGCGTCTTGATCGACTCTGCTGACGTCGGCGCGTTTGAATCTCGCGAGCTTGCCAGCCCAATCGTCGTCGATTCCTATACGACTTCTGAGAATGAGACGAAGGAGAAGAACGTCGAGCCGCTTTTCCTTCCTTACGGGTTCGAAGGCACCATCAACGGCCACGCTGAAAACCTTCCGACCGACTCGAACGGAGACGTAGACACGACGCGCTGGGTCGTCAGGGTCTACTACCGCAACGCTTACCGCGGCAGCCAAGCGTACACGGACAGCTACGAGTACACGTCGCTCAACGCCGACGGGTCGTTCTCGATCACCGTCTCGCCGGACGATTACAGCAGCTACCCCGATAAAGTCGGCAACGGCCACCCCGTAATTCGTCTACACGATCAGTCGCTCTCGGGCAACCCGCCGCGCCCCGACGTGCCATACGATCTTTTTCGCACCGGCGAGACGGAAGACAGAAACCTCTCGCAGTATCGCATCGAGGGATATAATGTAACCGATACTGACTACAACTCGCCGAGCATGTACGGGCCAGTCTTCTCAAATGGGGAGTTTTTGGCCTGGGGCCATAACGAAGACAGGGGGCGGCGCCAGTATCAGCTCGTGGACCGCGACACTGGAGATGACGTGGGCGGGCGATGGACGAACCAGAACAACGGGAAGGAGCTCACGAAATTCGAGGTGCGCCTCTCTCACTACTCCGACCAAGAGTACGCGCAACCGGACTACACAAGGCCGCTGTACACTGACCAGACATGGGCCACGTATCTGGATGGAGCAGTCACAAATAAGGGAGAGTGGTGGGTTCGGCTTCACCGAAAAAGCGACGGCGCAGAAGTAGTTGACCCCTACAAGGGTGACATTTTCCGTTACGAAGAATTGGAGGTTGTCGGCGAACTATGGGTAGGCCTGAAATACCAAAAGCCGGTCCAGTACCTCAGCAAAGACGAAAGTTTTTCGTTTGACTCTGTAGATACTGACCGCGGGCCGTTCGTGGTCAAGGTTCGGCGACAGAGCGACCTGGAGCTGCTCGGGCAAGGGAGCGGGCGCGGGGCGGTCCCGCGCAGCTTCAACTACGCGCCGGGCGACGCCCCCTACGGGAAGCGCCAAGAGCACCGCAGTTTCTGCTACGACGCTTCCTTGGCGCTCCTCGTGGCTACGGGGAGAGAAGAACCGGAGCAAGCCAAGCGCCTCGCGCGCGGTTTGCTGAGGATGCAGAACACGGGCGAATACACTTATGACGAGGACGACCTCCCCAGCGGCGACAGCAACTCAGTCGGCTGTTTCGCATGGTTTACCGATCACTTCCGACCTAAGAACTGGTGGGATTACTACGGGCAGCCGGTTTTTCGCACAGCTACCGATGGGTGGGCTTGTTATGCCTTGGCGAAGTACCTGTCGGTCTTTCCAGACAGCGAGATCGCCGAGGAGGCGCGCGACGCCTGCTACCTCGTCTTGGACCACTGGGAGAACTTCCAGCAGCCGACCGGACCCCCCTTCTACGGAGGCGTCAAGTTTGGCTACAACCATTACGATGGCCCGCCCGACTACGGGTACACCGAAGACTACAAGCCTTGGCTTGGCTGGGAAGCGATGAACGAGGTTTGGTGGGGCTGCAACGCGGCCTACGACGTGTTCGCGGACTCTCGCTGGAAGTCCTTGCGCGACCAGATCAAAAAGAGCCTCCTGCAAGGCTTTTGGGTGGACGGCCCCGACGACACTGACGACGTGCCGGATGGGGGCCACGAGGTCGAAGGCTTCGCGCTGGGCGTCCACGAGGACACCTCCTCCTTCCCCGACGAGTGGGGCGCGCAGAACCGCGATCGCGCCCTCGATCAGTGGACGTGGGGCGGGATCTGGCTGGAGGCGGTCGGGGAGATAGAGCGGCTCCGCACGATGCGCAAATCGCTCTACCACTGGGCGGTCGTCGACGAGAGCACCCGCGCTCGCGGGAAGCGCGTGTCGGGCTACCGCCCGCACTCCCCCTGGGGCGGGTACGAAGGAGCCCTGGCGACGCTCTGGTACGAAGGCTCGTTTGGGGCGGCGCTTTACTTCAAGCGCATCGGCGAGGAGGAGAACTATACTCGTCAACTCGAAGAGCTTTTTAAGGGTCAGCTGGAAACGGGCGGTTTTCTCTACGCGGAAGACTATGACGAGGAATACCAAATTGGTGATCAGCCCTCCGCTGCCTCGACGACGTGGGCGGTGCTGGCTACGCAACTGCGTCACTTTCTGTGGTCCAGTGGCGAGGTAGAGACTCCTTCGGCAGTCGTTTCACCACCCCCTTGATTTTCAATACGTGGGCGCAAAGCACTCAGCAGTTCTTGCCTTTCCACCGAATACGCTATGTCTGACAAAAACTCTCAGCCGAATCACTACCCTTACGAACGTGGGCGAGAAAATCGGCGGCGCATCGAAGTTTTCGACAACGAACTCGATGAGATAGACGAAAGAATGCTCACCTTGGATAAACGTACTAAGGTGAGCCGGGCGGTTCTCGAACGGATCGAGGACCGCATGAAGTGGATGACAAACTTGCTGATCGGCAACCTGCTGGCGCTGATCGGCATCTTAGTGGCGGGCGTGATTACTCTGATCGCCAACCTTGCTTAGTTTCATGGAAGACCGACCTTCTGACCCGCGTGGTATCGAGAAGTTCATGCGCCGCAACGGCACGTGGATGCTCACTACTACGCTCGTAGCCGTGTTCGTGGTGGCGATAGCGCTATTCACGGAGTGGACGACAGCATTCTTGGCTCAGTACGGCAAGACGGTCGGCCAGTCCATAGCCGTGCTTTACCTACTGGTGCTCACGCTGACTTACACCCCGGCTCTGTTTCGCCGCCTGCGGAAGTGGGTCAAGAAGCTGCGCAAGCGGTACGTGACCGCGAAGCTACGCAAGCGGCGCGAAGCGGAGGAAGGAGAATCGGAAGAGGACGGACCGCTTCCCGAAGAGATCACGGATCACTTTCGCGGAATGGGCGGGCGGCGCTCACTGGCGATGCTCATTGCCGCCGGAGGGCTTTCGCTCGCAACGGTCTATCTGACGCACTTCACCTCCGAAGAGGCGTGGATGTTTAACGACACCGCTATCCAGACGGCGAAAGTCGTCCTCGTGTGCTTCATCTGGCTTCCGCTACTCAACTGGACCTTGCTGTATGAGTACGATCTCTGGGACGAGTTGGTCACTAAGCGTAACGGTGCTTTGGGTCGTTTCGTGCTTGGCCTTTGCGTTATCCTCGCGCTCATTTATGGATAGCCTCTCGCGTCGCGCGCCAACCGCGCCCGAGACGCGGGAAGACTTTACGACTCCCGCACCTGCTACTGGGCGCGACTACGAAGCGGCCACGCCGGAGCAGCGGCGCGAGTGGGGGCGCGAGCCGGGGGCGGCGCAGCCGGTCGCAGACTCGGCGCTTACCTACGTCGGCATCCGTGAGCAAGGCGACAACGCCGGACCGCAGGTGGAAGAATGGCAGCAACGGCTCGGGCACGGCCCCGGAACGGAATGGTGCGGGCATTTCGCATCAGCCATGCTTGACGCAGCGGGGGCGAGGATCCCGACCGTGCGCTCGGCGTGGGCCGTAGATTTCGCTTACAAGGCCCCGGCAGCGGTGCGCGCTGGCGACATGCGCCATGCCCCACCTCCAGGCTGGCTTGCCGTGTACGACCACGAGCGTGGCGGCGGGCATGTCGATGTGGTGCGCGACACGTCGCGCTGGCCACGCTACGTAGGGACGGTCGGCGGCAACACGTCTGGCCCCGATTGCCGCACTTGCGGGGTCTTTACCGCATCGCGTTCGATGGCTCCCGGTAGCCGCATGACGCCCGATTTCTTCACGCCCAGCATCTGCCCGAGCCCGTGACCGACTCCGATAACTCGCTTTGGTCTCGCGTGAAGCAGGCAGCCCGCCGCGCCGCCCGCAGCCCACGGGTGCGCTCGGTAGCCGGCGGGGCCCGCAAGCTCTTGGCGGCCTACCTCGGCCGCATGAAGTGGAAGTGGCTCTTCCTCATCGGGCTGCTCGGAGCTGGGGTGTACACCGCGACGACGCTCACGTGGTGGGCGTGGCTCACCGGCGGCTCGACGACGATTGTTCAGGAGGGACGCCAAGCTACCAAAGTAGAGCGCGATGCTCCGCTTACCCCAAGTCCAGAAGTGCCATACGGTTACGTCGATTCAGCCGGGCAACTCCAACTCGATGAAATCCAACCAGCAGCCCCCGAAAAGCTCGAAGCGACCGTGACGGTCGGACCGGACGGCGTTCCGGTGGGTGTAGACGTGAAAGACCCGCTCTTTCCAGAGTTCAAGGCCCCCGGCGCGCAGATTGAAGCGCGTTCCTACGGCCCCGACAGCGTGAGCGTGGTGGTTACGCCCCGACCTCGCCCGCTCGTGGAATGGGAGCTGGACCCGGCGGTGGGCGTGGCCGCGACCCCGAACCTTCGCGCGGCGGAAGCGCCGTTGACCGACTCGAAGGTGTACGCGGGCGTTGATGCGCTACGCTTCGGCCCGCTGCATGTCGGGGGTGGAGCGATGCTTGGAAGCGACAGCCTCGGGCGCGTCGGAGCGACCCCCGCCGTCACCGGGGGTGTCCTGCTCAAGCGCGACGTGATGCTCACGTGCTCCCGCGACGTGCTCACCTCGAGCGCTGGGACGTACCGCTGCGGCGCGTCGGTCTCGTTCTAAAACAGTCTTCCTTCGCCCTCAAAGAGCTCTGGGAAGCTTGCGGACGAAGGCCAGTTGTTCAAAAAGAGGAGTCAATTTACAATTCCTCGAATTTGCTTCAATCGAAGCAGCTCTTCCTGCTCCATCCCAAGCCGCTTAGCAATATCCGGGTCGCTTACGCCTTGGCTGACGAGGCTTTCGACGAGGGCCCCCATGAGTTCCGTCTGGTGTTCTCCTCGCGCTCGATTGTGGCGAACCGTCGCCGCCTTACGCTCAGATGTACCCCGACCGATCGTCGTAACAGGGATCTGGGCAAGCTTGAGTCGCTCTTTCATAACGAGGTAGCGGTGAAAGCCATCGACCACGACGTATCGATTCGCCTCTTGGTCGTGGTGCGTGACCACAGGTTGCGTGACTCCATCCTCGCGGATTGAACGTTCCAGAAGGTCAAGCTCGGGGGCCGCGACGCGATTCGGGTTGTAGTCGTTTGCCACCACCTTCGTGGCCGGCACGAGACGTGCGCGGGCGCAGGGAAATAATATGGCTTCGTCCGATGAAAAGTCCTCGGGCGTTACAGGATCTCTTTCCATTTTTCCTTCCAGCCTTGTGAGTCGGATCGCGAACGGGATTGGACAGGCAGGTTGTTCTCCCAATCGTTCAGCAGCAACTGTCGCGCCTGCTGCCGATGGGTGTGCTCGTTTTCGTGATGATTCTTGAAGCGGCTCAGGAAGCGTTCCTTCCGCTTGATCGGGGCGGTCTCCAAAAGGTGGTCGCGGTACGCCTTCCACGAGTCAAACTGCTCAGGGAGCTGGCGAGCGTTGTACACGCTCGGGTCGTCCGCGTACCGAGCAGCGGCTGTGATGCCTTCAAGCCGCTTGATGAGGGCCTCATAGGTCTCGTGCTCGAACTCTTGCAATTCGGTGAGCGAGGTATAGGCCTTTTCGTGGATTAGGTTGGAGACGCGGTACTGCGTGACGTTGTGGCCCTCGTCCTTGGCGTGCATGTAGTCGTAGACCCGGTTGTAGTCCACGTCGTGGTTGTAGAAATACTGAAAAATGTCGCTGAACGACCAGTCGTAGAGCGGGTAGAGCTTGACCACCTCGTCGCTGGCCGTGCTCCAGAGGACGTCGTCGATCCCTGGGTTTTTGATAACCGCTCGAAGGCGGTTCAGGCTCTCTTCGGCCCGCAGGCCCACAAGGAAACACGTGTCCTCATCCCACTGGCCTTCGAACCAATCGATGAAGGGGTAGAAACGCTGCGGGTAGTCGGCATCGAGGTCATGGATTGCAAGCGGGTGCTTGTCTCGCATCCAGTCCTCCCGCGGCCCCCAAGCGTAGAGGAACTCCTGCTCATACGAGGTTGCGTTCGTCATGTAGATGGGGACTTGGTACCAGTGCGGCACCACCAGGTCGCGGTCCATAATCCCCTCAATGACTTCGATCGTCGACGCGTACTCCGCTTCCTGATCAAGGAAGAAGGCGTGAACCTCCTGTCCGCGGCGCTCGGCCTCCTCATAGGCGAGCTCGAACATGACTTGCGAATCCTTTCCGCCGGAAACCGACATCACGATTGTCTCGAACTGATCGAACGCGAAGGCAACGCGCTCTCGGGCGGCCTCCAAGACCGTTTCGTTCATGTAGAGGCGATCTCCCTTTCCGCCAGCCGGCTCCCCGTCACGGAGGCGCCACCGCCATGCCTTCGAGTGGCTCCGGTGAGCATAAAATTCCGCGATCCCCTTCTCCTGCTGGAGCCGAAGCACTTCTTCCGCCCGCATCCCCAAGTGCTTCGCGATGCGCTCATTACTCCAGCCGGCTTCTGCTAGGTCGCTAACGAGCTGCTCCGTGAGGTCGACCTGGTGCTTACCCCGAGCTCTGTTGTGGCGCACAGTGGAGGCCATTCGCTCTGCGAGGGGCTTGTCGAGAACGACCAGCGGGACGTGCGAGCACCCGAAGCGGTCGCGGAGAATAACAAAGCGGTGAAACCCATCGACGACAATGTACTCGCCTGCCGCGTCGTCGTGATAGGCCACGAGGGGCTGGGTGAAGCCGTCCTTCTCGATGCTTTTTTCGAGGAGGTCCATCTCTTCGCGCGCCACCTCGTTTGGGTTGTACTCGTTGGCGACGACCTTTTCCGTAGGTACGAAGGTGACGTCAAGGCACGGCAAGTCAATCGCGTTCGCGTCCATAGCATCGGGCTTGCTCGTTGGAGAGAGCGCGAGTGAGCGTGTCGATGGCCTGCCACTCCGACCACGCCTCGTCGAACACGAAGCCATCGACGTTCGTGTCGCTGCGAAAGTGGTAGAGCGTGCTTTCGGGGTCAATGCTGGAGATCACGTCAAGGGCGCCGGTCTGATTCTGGTTGATGGGCGTCTCGAAAAAAATTAC